TGTAGAACGCTCTGATTCTGGAACTGTAAACGGAATCTGGTCTGGATATAGCTCAACCCACTTAGCCATAGCAGCATCGTAATCACCAGGATACTGTTCTGATAGTTTATTCCAGAGTTGCTTGAAGTTTGCACGCCCATTATCGCGTACCCATTCAGCCATATCACTCTTTAACTGTACTTGTGGTGATGCTGGAGCAACAAAGCCAAATACAAAGCGAGTTCCTAGAATAGCAATAGTTGTATTCTTGACTTTTAGACGATAATCTTCAAGTTCTTGCGCTGATGGCGGAATAAGGTTTCCACTTTCATCATAACGCTTAGGAATACCGTGACCGCCAGCCTCAAGATAGGTAACTGCCTTGCGCCAAGCGCTGGCATATTGGCTATCGCGTTCATCTTGGTTCATTGCGCTGTATAAACGGTTTACGTGCGCTGGTAAGAAGGCAGAAACCATAGGTTGATCTACCGCATACTTACCTAAAGTAAGTCTAGTGATGCTATCTGCAGCGCCAGGAGACCAGATATCAACAAGATTAGTTAAAACCTTTATTGAAACGCCAGCTAAAGGACCAGCAAAGGTAGGTGCTAATGAATCTGGGTTCAAAGATGGAGTAATCATCTTTAGTTGTGCGCCAAATTGTATTGGCAGTGGAGTTCTAAACTCAGCTCCTATGCCAAGACCTTGCATCGCAAACTGAACAGCGCGATATACAGGCTCAATTCCTGGGTAAACAAAGTATGGTTCACCTTGATCGTCTTTCTGAACCCAACCAGAGTGGACAATACCTTCATAAGTAAGGCCAGCTTTAACGATTGACTCAGGATTGTAACGAACTGCTCTATAAACGCGGCGATAAAAGTCTTCAGTTGCGCGATAAAAACGAGCAAAGTTACGAGATGAGAAAGCAAGTTGCGAACGAACTAACGGATTATCAACATACTGCAGAATCTGTTGTGTTGCTCTTTCCTGTACATCTTCAGCAAGTTTACGCTTTGCTTTATTCGTAGCAGCAGTAATCTTCTTAGTATCTGTTGGGTCTATATTTTTCAAGAAAGAAGCAATATAAGCATCATAGAAACCAGTTTGTTTCATCTGTTTACGAATACGAATCATCTCATCAAGAACTAAAGGCTCTCTAGACAGACGAGCATTGGCTAAACCTAGCCAAGTCCAACCCTTTGTCATAATAGATGCGGTATAAGAACCAGCATCTGTGACTGGAACTAAAGTTGGTCCGATAATGTATTCAGGTAAATCATCAATGTTTTGAGGTAAATCATCAAGAGATAACTTACCACTGATTATATAACCGCCTGTTTCATCGTCAAAGACGCGAATCTTATTAAGAAGTTCAGTATTGATTACTGGATTACCAGCATCATCTGCTTTACGCTTAGAGAAAATTTCTTTGGCACGCTTGACTACTATATTTGCGTGAGTCCATTCATCTACACCCTGTGCTGCAAGGCGAGCATCGGATCTAAACTTAGGGTTTGCTAGTATCCATTGGTAGACTTTTTCTACGACATCTGGTTGGTCTAGATTAGCAACAGCTACAGCGCCTAATTGGTCATTAGTAAAATATCCAATACGCATTAAATAGCCAACCATTGAGGCTTCATCTTGTTGACCTATAGCGATATTCTTAAATCCACGTTCCCCGCGTGCGCGAGCGTAACGATTACTAGGAGCGTTTATTTCTAGAGCTGTAACTCTAACGCCAGTGCTCTTTTGTAAATTAACGCTTCTGGTAATATAATCATTACCAGTAACAAAGTTAATGCCACCTTCAGAGACTGTAGCCAAAGTATTATCAATATCGCCGTAGATAATCTGCTCAGTTAATTCATCAAGTTCATCTTGGAACATTGGTTTAGCACCAAATTTAGCACGAAGACGATTGATACGACCCTCAGATAAAGCCTTTGCTAGGATAACTCTGGTCTGTTGGACTAAGCCACCCTGTGTTTTAGTTTTAAGATCAGTAATTTCTGCATCAATTTCAGATTTACGTACAGTATCTGCAGGTGTTAGTAACTTACGCTCATCATTGAGTTTCTTGATGGATTCTCTAGCCTCACGAATAGCATCATCAAGACCTGCAATTTCAGCAGCATACTTTTGTGCTTCCTTCTTGTTAACGATACGCATAACTGCGCCAAGAGGATTCTCTACTACCTTCTCACCCTTAGTAAGTCCTTTGCGAACTCCAAGTGCAGTGTTAATACGAGTTGATAGAAAGCGAGATTTAGCTAAACCCCAAGGAGTGGTTTGACCAATAGCAAGGTTAACCATTAAATCTTCTGTTGCATTACGGATAGCATAGCGTGGGCCAGCCAAGGTTAAGAATGACCAAGCTCCAGTCATCTTATCTACCCAGTCCTTGTTGGCTGTGCCAAGTATTCTTGAGATAAGAGTACTGCGAGCTGCTGCTCTATCAATATCTACTAAACTTGGTGAAGATACAAAGTTATTAAAGTCCGAAGGCAGAGCACCTATCTGCTCAGTGCCATCATCTAATACTTGAAACTTAGTAGCAAGTTTCTCGGTTAGACGGCGAACAATAGCCTGACCGCTTTCGCTGGTATTTAATCCGCGAATATCAGCAATAGTAGTCCAGAGGCCATAAAACATTTCTTTGCGTTTACCAACATCATCAATAGATCTAAAAGTTTCCTGAATTAACTGTGATTCGCGCTTTGGTAATACTAGGCGTGCTAGGCGATACATTTGTACTGGAGCATCAACTGCTGTGACATCCATCATATCGTCACGGAAAAGAGGTGCTATTGCAAACTTACGTTTTGCTTTATCTATACGGCGCATAATCATAGCCATAGATAATCTTGCTACACCTTTAGAACTAGCATCAGGATTAACTTCGGCAATAATAGCTTTTCGACCATCAATCAAAGTTTCCATTATGCCATCTGTAGTAAGTGGCGCTCCAAAGAATGTATCCTGAACGTAAGATGCACCCATTTTGTCAATATCAAGAACTTTATTAGCTGTAGTAGCAATAGCAATGCGAGTTTTACGAGCAGTATCTAGGCGAGGCATTACTACGCGCTTACGACCTACTTGGCCTTTAATCATATTTAAGGCATTCTGTGCATTCTCAAAATAAGCCTGTGCTGTTAAAGCATTAACTACTGGCACATCAGCTTTTAAGAAGTCATCAATAACAGCAGGGCCAAACTCTGGAGCTAATCTTTGAAGTTGATTAGTAGCGCTAAGAATCTCTTCAGCGTTCTTTGCTTTACGGCCTTTATCAAGTCTATCTAGTTGAGCTCCATAGGTATCCCAAAAACTCTTACCTGGCGCTGACGCAAAATAATCTTGTAGCTTTGTTCCGCCTTTAGCAAAGTTACCTACTAAGACATCTACTGAATACTTTGTTACTTTGTAGGCAGTTCCTATTTTACCAGCAACAATTAACGGATCTGCAAAGACTCTATAGGCTGCATCTACTGCTCCAGATACTGCTTTATAGAAAAAGCCTGAACCCTCTAGTTGTCTTGGGGTAATAAGGTTTGCAATTTGACGACCTGGAGAATACTTAGATGCCTGAACAGCATCTAGGGTATCTTGAAATAAATCTAGCTCTTCTTTAGTGCCGCCTTTTTTATATGCAAGGCGTACATATTTCTGCTCTTCAGGAGTTGCAGATGCAATAATTTTTTCTGGGTCTTCTCCTGCAGCAATACGCATTGCAACAGAAACTGCTGTATTACCAAATCTACGTCTAGCATCTTCGATGCGACCAGGATTAAATACCTTATCGCCTTTGTCATTTGCTTCATCCCAAGCATCAGCAAGGTTCATACCTTGCGTTGCGCCTATAGCAGCAGTTCTATATAAACGTGTTGAGAAGTCGGAAACATTCTGCAAGCCAGCCATTAACTTGCCACCAGCTTCAGGTAGCGCACCTTTAGTGTAGTTCCAAGCGGTTCCTAACCATCCCCTATTAGGTTTAGTTACTGGATCCTCATTACCAAAAGTCTGTACAAGGGTTTCTTGTTGAGATAATGGTTTGCTGTTGTAAACTTTATTAGCTACATCTGCAGGTAAATTAGAAAGTTGTTTATGTGTAGATACAGCTTTAATAAGCGCATTAACTTGGCGCTTTTCTTCCTCGGTTAAACCTGCAGATAATGATGCTGCCTTGAGGCTATCTGACATTAGTTACCTCGCGCTAGTGCCTCTTGATACAAAATAGCAATTTCGCCAGTATCATCAAAAGGTAGTAGTTTAGATAAAATGTCTGACTGTCTTTGCATTGGTCTAGCTTGATTTATACCAAGTGCTTCTGGACCCACGCCTGGACCCATTGCGATACCTGCAGTAATCGGTTCATCAGGGCGCTCTGATGGAGCATACAATGGAGTAATCTGACTTGGAGCCATACCCATCTCTGATTGAGATGTAGGGCGCACATCTGGAGTTTTTGCTAGCGGAGCTCCTGCTTTAATTGCAGCGTTCTCAACGCCTGAACCATATTCTGTTGACTGAAATGAAATTCCATCTGTTCTCTTGGAGAATTTACCAGGTCCTGATACCCCTGCCATAGGCCCTCTAGCCATTTGGATCCTCCATCTTCTCTAAATCTGAAGTAAATTGTTCCCACACTTTGGAAACCTTTGATGTTCTATTGGCGTTATACACTGCTAAATCTAAAAGTTCTGATGCGAGCATCTCTACAGCTCGGACTATATTTACAAAGAAACCTGATATAACTACAAAGAAATCTGCGAGAGTGACAGAGCGCGGTACAAAATCTTTATCTTTATCCACGCTCTATCCCCTCACTGTAAAACACTAAGCCTTCTTGCCTTTACGAGCTTTGCCTGCATAGCCAAACTTGACCATACCGCCTGCTGGCTTCTTCATATCTTTCTTGCCCTCTGTTGGCTTTGCCATAGAGGCCTTTGCACGACCACCTTTTTTCATATCACACCTCCCTTACCCTGCAATAGATGCGAGTAATGACGCTATATCTGGACGAGAGCCAGCAGCAGGGGCCGCACCCATTTGTTCTGGAGTTGGCTGCGAGGCAGGAACGGGGGCCATACCTGCTGCTGGAACTTGTTCGCCCATCATTTCTGTTGGGACTTCTGGAGCTGGTTCTGGAGTAAATACTTCTTCAACTATCGTCTCAAGTTGTTTACCTTTTTGACGACCCTTAATAACCTCGGCGATTCTAGAAACAATCTGAGAAGGATCTTGACCTTGGGCTGCAAGTGCTGGAATGGCCTGAGCATACTGAGCAACAGCAACGCGCAAAGAATCACGCATCTCTTCAATATCCACACGCTGTTCTTCTTGAGTGACATTTAACTCCATAGGAATTTCTCTGCGTACATAATCACGCGATACGAGTTTATCGGAACGCATCTGTAGTAAAGCAATAATTGCATTGTTTGGATTCATACCAGACATAATGCCGTAG